GCATTTTGTATTTCACTTGTCGTGGCTTGAAATTTACCGGCAGTAAACCAAGTAATTACACCGGTTATAATTGCAACAATAACTTCTGATATTGGTATTTGGTCCATATTAAGAATTAGTTACGTGACCGTACCAAGCGGGATAGGGACAATTTCTTTCATCAAACCAACCCCAATTACCTGGCATTGAAATAGGTGATTTGAACGCAGTATTTTGACTTGGTTGCAATTGTTCCTTTTGGTTATCCGTATATTCGGGAAAAAGATTTGAATTAAATATAAGATATCTTCTCATCATATTGTTATTAAATTCAGCATCATCTTTAACATTTGTTTTTAGTTGAAGATATGTTTTGAATTCAATCTTTTGACCTTGTTCAGAACTATTTGATACCAATCCAATTGATAAGAATTTTGCAATGAAATTATCCAATGCACGATAAATAGAAAACCCAATTAAAGTGGGTTGGATATATTTGTCCAATAAAGTTTTGTAATGAATATTACCGGCTTGATTGATTGTATTATTATCAACCAAATCCAAAATTTTATTGTATAATTTTGTTCCAAGTGTTTCTTGGATTTCAATATTTTGACTGGTTAAAATTGAATATCTTAATTCATTGGCTTGAACATTTTCACCAATGTAACTATAAGATTTTAATACATTCTCTGATATTAATAATATGTTATTCATTATTCTAAAATTTTGTTTTGTATTATTTTTAAATCAACATTCTCATCCAAATGTATTAGTTTAACAATGTTATCTAGTTCTCCTATTAAATACTTTTGAAATGGTTTAATTGTTGTTGATAAGAATAAATTATACGATGTGGTTAATTGGTCTGCAGATGAAGAAAAACCTTGTGGTGATGGTAAACCGATGATTGCACCATCGATAATTTTATGACCACTCATGATTTGTCTTTGTACCAATTCAAAGATACTACTGAAATAACCATCTTCAACATTGGTTTGGATTTGAGTAATCTCCGGTTTTTGTTCTGACTCGCCATAACTTATAATTACCCTTCCCGCATTCTCTGCACCCTGATATCTTTCTTCAATCTTTCGCAACACTTGGAATTGTTCATTCTCACTTTCAGGTTGTTGTTGATTAAAGTGAACCCACAATGATGGACTTAGACCATTCTTAATGTTATGTAAATTGAAAACAGATATCTGTTCATTTAATTTAACGTCATTGATAACACTAATCCAATCAGGACAACCGTAATAATCAAATGCAGCGTGTTCTTGTTTTATGTGGATTACTTGACGATTTTCTCTATCTTCAGAATTAAAACTCGCAAATTCAATCACATTTTTTTTGGTTGGTTTCCACCATTCTCTGCAATAAAAATAATTATCATCTTTTCCGACCCTCATGTATTTTGCTGGTAAAATATGAACACCCGCCAAACCTTCGTTTCTATCACGTCTCCATACTGCTTCCAAAAATAAATTACCTGTCACCATATATTCAAAGACCATTTTTCTAAACAAAAAATTCAATGAATCAGATTCATTCATCATATAGTTTTTCTCAAATCCCATTCCCACAATTGCATCAATCTTGGAACGAAGACATGCGTTATGAATTGGAGAAACGTCTGTTAATCTCAATAATTCATAAGGGTACATATTGTTTGCACCCCATCGAATATATGGTTCATTTTTATTTTCTGTGACCTCAATGAAAGTTTCAGTTGTGTCATATTTTGAAAAGTCTAATCTATGTATTTTCATATACTTTAAATTGTATTTCTGATAAGTTATTTGATGTATTTCCTGTGTTACTATCGTAAGTTTCAAATGTTATATTTTCTGTCACACGTAATATACTTTCGTTTACAACATTATAAGAATTGATTGGATTTAAATTCGTTGATGATGTTTGCTCATAAACCAATAAATAATATTCGCCAGGAATTAAATGAAGATTAACATTGGTTATTGATGTTCCCGTATATATTTCTGCAGCATTTGGATTAACATCAATGTTAAAATGGTCTTCTGCGGGAAGATAACTAACACTGGGTGGAATACGATAAGGTATTGCTCTCCATATTTGGTTGGTTACCTTATGTTTAAAATTAAAAAGATAATAAACTGTACCCGATAATAACTTATTCCTCGAACAAGTTAAATACATGGTTTGACCTGTTGTGTCACCAGAAAGATATATCATATTTTATACTTATTTAATTCTTGTTCAACAAATTTTATTAAATTTTCATTTGTTATATTATTATCGCTTTTGGCGGGATAGTTTATAACTATTGAACATTTACGTTGTATTTCATCATCACCGAATTCAATGAGAATTTGACACTCATTAAAATCAATATCAAAACAAACTTGTTTGATTATATAATACGCATATAATGTATTATTAATTGAAAACATCTATAATAAATACCTAATTTGAAGAAGAAAATCAGATTTATAACAAAAAACCCTGCTATTCATTAAGAATTAGCAGGGTTTTGATATGACCAACATTCAATAACATAAATATACGAAATATTTTTATTTTTTCAATAATATAAAAAAAAACCCCCGAATTTCTTCGAGGGTTTTTAATCAGATTTAATTCCAATTATTGAACAGTGATACCTGTCATGACCGCTTGGAGGGTAGTGGTCACATCAATTTCCATGCTTGGATTAGGTTCACCACCTGACATAGTAAATGTCACACCGTTGGCATCGTTGTAAGCCTGACCCATTAACATGGAACCAGCACTTACGGTAAGACCATTTTCTTGGCCAACCAACCAATAACGACCGTTATTGTCTTCAATTATGATTATTAAATCATTGGGTTTGATAAGGTCAAACCATTTTGTACGTAAAATTTGGTCTAATTTAGGTAATGTTACAACTAAACTTGGGACAAATACTACTGATTGGGCTGTCTCGTTCACCTGAAGTTCTTCAGTAAACGAAGAAGACTGTTTTACAAGTTCGTACTTGTAAAATGTTCCTGTACCCGCAATCGCAGTGATGCCACCTGTTTGAGTTGATGTTACACCTGTAATTGCATTACCAGCTCCGCCTAAAACCCAAAGGGCTTTAACACCACCAGTACTTGCATTACGACAATCTAATGTATGACCGCTCGAAATATAACAACTCATAGTTTTTTATAATTTTTAATTTTAAGGTTTATGCATTATTTGCAGATTGCGAAAGACGCTACGTCGAATACACCAAGACCATAAGTTACATTGGCCATGATTTTAACGATATCCTCGAACGGGTCGTAGACAGCTTTAACAGTCATTATCTCGGAATTCATACCGAACAAGTAGTAACCAGCAGGACCGGCGTAGTATGCGGACACACCATCAAGACCTACGGTTGGGATTACTCTTACATTGGTACCAGGTAACATCAACGACCATTCTTCACCGGTTGCGACACCTGCACTATCCATTGTAAACAAGTTAACAAAAGAAGAATTTCTCATGCTTGAAACAAGTCCACGATAGTTGGCGTAAGAACAGTAAATGACAAGGTCATCACGATGTAATACGTTGGAAGGAATGTTTTCATAGATTTTGGTGAATACATCCAAACCGTTGCTTGAAGTAGCACCTGTGTATGCAATTTGTGTTGCACCGTTACCAGAGGTAATCAAGTATTCAACACCATTGAAACACTGAGAGTTAAATTCAGTAGCACCAGTTGCGGTTGTATTTCTCCACAATGCTTTTTCAACTTTGTTTGCAATTCTGTTAGAGATATCTTCCAAAATTACTTCTTCGAATGGAACATTCTCTTGGAAGTTCGCATCACTCAAAGATTGAGAAAGATATGTGTCATATAAAGAATAAGGACACAAAGTTTGGTTTACTTTTTTGTTACACAAATCAACGGTAACAAGGTTTTGGGTGGTTGTACCAGATTGGTTAAATCCGCAAGATAAATCTTGCAAATAAACGTCGTTTGTTACGAAACCAACTTTTTCGGTAGTACCTTTCAAATTAGGTCTTACCGTAGCATATTTTGGAAGAGTCAATCCCAAAACTGCTTTAATTAACATATCCGAACCATATGAATTGTAGGTTGGGAGATTTGTTAAATCATAAGCGAAATTTAATTTCTGTTTATTCATTTTTTTAATTTTTAAATACTGTTTAGTTTTTCAAAATCACGAATCATTTTTAATTTGAAGTCACCTCTGTTAGCAACTTCTTTGATTGATTTTTGTGTTTTATGTACAGGCTCTTTTTCTGCACTAAGTTTAAATGCTTTAAATTCGCTGGAAAGTTTTTCCATACGCTTATTAATCTCGGCTAATGTAGCCACATAAGTTTTAATAAGTTTTCTCATTTCTTCCTCATCATCTCTGTTTACATCTTCTGCAACTCTATCTGCTTCAGACTCACCTTCTCTCTCATCTTCTTTTTCATAAATGGCCACAATTTGACCGGCCTCATCTACTTCAAGAACAAAACCTTCGGTGGTTTCGTGTTTGCCAGCAGGAGCGGGAGATAGTGTGGATTCTTTCTGAATATAAAGATATTGACCAACTTCAAATTCTTGGGTTTCTTCGTTGTTAGAAACAACGGTTCCATCCAATAAAGTTGCGGTTGCGAACTTCAAAGATTCAAATTCTTGTTTGAAAAAACCTTTAACTTTTTCTATCAAGCTATTTTTCATATAATAATTTTTTAATTTATGTTATTGATAACATTTATAAATATAAATGTTTAATTAAATGATATTTTTTATTACAAAATTAATTTAAGATAAAATTACCTTCAACAGATAATCCTTTTACTTCACCATCTTTGATTTTCTTCCATAACATATTTCCTTCTTCACTTTCAATAATATAGAAAACACCAACCCATGAACCAAATGGAACATCATCTTTGGTAAAATAATTGTAAATTTTATCGTTCTCATTTTCAACCAACCAATTTTCAACCAATACAGCATCTTTCATTGATTCATCTGAATTATGTTCAAGATTGGTATTTCTCATTCTTCCCTCCAAATTATATTTTCTTTGGATTTGTTCAATGGTTTGAGGTGAGAATTTTACATAATATTTCTCACCATTTACCTCGTTTCTTCTTGGAATCAAAATATGAGGTATCATCAATGGACTTACCACCAATCTTTTTTCCTCGTTTACAAAACGGAAGGATGATTTAAAGTTTTTTTTTACTTTCTCTTCAATGATATCAAGATGATTTTCCACAAAAGTTAAATCATATTTCTCACCTTTTAAGATTTCAATTTGTTCAAAGATTTCATAGAAATCATTTTTCAATTTTATTGCATTTTGATAATCTTCCTCGGTAATTTCTTCTTTTGCTTCAATCTCAAAAATTTGGTCGACAATAACTGCCGCAATTCTAATCATTACAACTTCATCTCTCGTATTTTCTTCTGAAACTAATTTTTTAAATAATTGTTGGGCTATTGCACACAAATAAAAATATTTTGTGGTATAACCGAATATTGTCATTTCCATAGATTTAAAATTTTTAAAATCTGATATACAGATTGCAATTGCTTGGTCTTGTTTGTATCCCTCACCAATTAATACGGGGATACAACGACCAAGGTAATCGTCTTTTGATTCGCCAGGTAATCTCTCAACAAAATTAATTTGAGACATCCTTGGGTTTAAATAACCACGATTTGGTTGGTCAAACATTGGTGTACCGGCTTTACCTCTTGC